AACCGCCAAGTTATGTAACCGAGCGCATCATTCATATGATCATACCCTGCATCTTTGTCTGGTTCTCCTCTTTCGTTATAACTTTGCAACTCTAAACATTCAATCAACTTTATAGCTTTTTTTGAAATCATTAATCTTGTTTCGCCTTTACCATTTAAAAATAAACCTTGTACTGAGTTAACCCTATCTCGTACTGGTGGGTTAGACAAAGCAGATTGATTTACAAAACCATAACTCTCTAATATTTGGATGTCGGTCTTTGTAGCATTTGTACTTCTGTTGCCACCTGATGCATCAGGATAGATATATATTTTGTTGAAAGGGTATCTGCTTTTAATCTCCTTTGCAATGCTGTCGGTGTCGTGACTTTTTGAGATTTCATCTATTACCATAAATTTATTTCCTACTGCCACACCAATTACTGCATTCATGTTTCCAATGTTGAAGTCAATTCCAATTCGTAGAGGTTCATTATCATCAACATATGGACTATTCTGTAAAACATGAATTTTGCGATCAAACTTATCGTAGACTTGCCCTGTGGTTAAGTTGCAGAAGTTTCCGTTGAGGTAGGCCTGTATAAGTTGCGGTGGGTAGTTTTCGAGTAATGAATCAATGAAACCCTCTGGGAGATATGGGTTATCTGCTGTCTTTGCTTTTATCAACCGAGTATCTTCTTTGGCGTTTTTTTCAAAAGTATCAAAAGCCCATGAATGACCCTCTGGAGTTGTAGTAGCGTAAAACTGTTGAACATTACCTGACCTAAGTCTAGCAAGCGCCATATTCATTGCTTGTTCGGCATCCCGTTTTGCAACAGTATCCGCTTCATCAAAACCAACAGCACATAAGTTTTGACCACGCAATCTTTGGTAAGTCAATATAGTTCTTAACAAGATAGTGTGTATGCCTTCTTTAAACTGCAGTTGGTATTCTGGCAGTGGACTAGCTCTAAATGTATATGGTATCTGCCATTCATCTAACAAGTCATTCATAGTTCGCATTAGTATGTCTCTTAACATTGGTGCAGTAGGTTCAAAGATTGCTGAAATATGACCAACATTCATAGATGCCAACAATATTGATTTACTTACAAGTGCATATGTCTTACCAGCACCAAAGCCACAGACCAAAGCTAATTTTCTATGTTCTGTATCTGCGCAAAACTTTTCTTGATGCGGTAATAAATTTGATGTAATTCTATCTTGTACTGTCTTTGTAGAAGGTAAATCAAATAAGCCATCGCCAAATAATACATGACCTTTTTTAACTGTTTCAAGAATACTCATGAGCAAAGATCAGCTAACTTGGCCGCAGTGTTTATTGCACCAAGAGCTATATTAAGTTGACCATTTCTTCTTGCTTCCATCTGTAAAGTACTGCACTGACTAAGTAAATCAGCAATCATCTGTGGTCTTTCTATATCCCAATCTGCACGTAATTGTGTTCTTGCTTCTTTTAAATAATTATCAACAGTCCTCTTAGTGACCCCCCAATTTGTTGCAGCGTATTGAATACAATCAGACCTTCTACCACCATTGGCAATAATTCTTGCGCATCTTGCTATACGCATTTCTGTTTCTGCTTGTGTTGTTTGTGAAGCTGCCATTATGCTGGTTTTTCTATTAGGTAACCTGAGAAATCGCCAAATTTAAACCAATTTATGAAATCGCCAGCAAGTTGATCTTCTGTAATAGGTCTTTGTACACCTGACAACGATAATTCTTTTTCAATTATCTCATCTGCATTTGTACCAGATGCTTTTTTGCCAGCAAGTGTAAGACGATAGAAAACAGTTGAAGCGTAGCCACCAATTGGTTCTAACTTGTCAAAGACAATGATTGCCCCTCCGGGTTTACATTTCTCTCTTAGTCTTAGCATAAGATTAAATCTTTTGGCTGGTGGAATAAACATTAAACATAAAAATAAAACAGATAAATCAAACTCTTTAGCAATAAATGT